TAATCTTTCAATTATTTCTTTTAGTTTTTTATTGTACTTCCTTACATCTTTATTCTTAGCCCATGTTGATTGTGCAAACGTTGTTGTTAATGTATCAAATTGTAATGGGTGTGAATCACCATCAACATCTTTAAGTGATTCCTTAAATTGATATTGAATCTTATCAGAAAGTTTTTCTGACTTACCATATATATCGGCACCTATACCTATCACCTCACCATTGATATAACTTCTATCTTTAGTGAACAATCTCAAACCTATTTCCCCATAATTGTCAGCAACACTCTGAAGTGTTGGTCCAACCGTATCTCTATAAGTTTCGTACTTATCAGACAAATCGTCCATTATTGATTTGTATGAAATAGTACCAGTAACTGTCGTTCCTGTATTCTCAATAGTTTTAGACGTAACCTCACCAATGGTACTACCACCATCTTTCACATCTTCACCACTTATATCATCAACACTAAATGCAACATCACCACCCAACGCTTCAATGGTCTCTCTATCGATTTCTGAGGTATCCTCAGTAGCCACAGACCTTTCGTCGTACATTTCCGTGTTAGCATAATAGTTAAACGATAAGGCGTTCTGTAAACGAGAAACAGGTTCTTTAAGACCGTGACCACCAATAAAGTAGAATGATAAACTTACATCAGCAATCATAGGTTGAACACCAATACCTTCAGGATTCAAATCTAACACCAATGGTTCATACCTGATGGTCATTTGTTGAATAGCAATTTTAGTGTGGTAGAAATCACCAACCCTCAACACACAAATCGGTGGTGAACCAAATGAGGTATTCTGAGCGTTATTTTCCAACGGTTTACCATCAGGACCAATCGTAGGGATTGTCTCACCTGGTCTCATACATTGTTGTAAGAATGTAAGACGTGAATTCAAACCTTCAGGAGTCATAGAGTGGAAGACAGGATTAAAGTATTTAATCTTTTCTTTAATACCCTCATATAAGAATGAAGTATCTTCCGTTACGGCTTCAAAGTAATCACACTCAGATAATAACTTACGTAATATCTTCTTAGTGATACCCTCTCTTAATCTTACCTCATCAGTCTGACGAGGAGCACCTGGCCCTTTTACTATTTCTTTTACCTTTTCTGAGTTTTCACCAGTTTCTTTTACAATAACCTCATCACTTTGTGTTGGTTCTTCAGTTTCTGTTTTTGGAGGTTCAGTAATGGTAATATTAGCGACCACAGTACGACGACAACCCATCGCCTGTACAGAATATATTTTTGCAGCACCTTGTAAGTCTTGTGAACAATCAACATTATCAATATTAGCACCTTCACCTATAGATGATGTTTGAATGGCAATATAATTCTTTTCATTAACCTTTTTAATTCTTGGGTCATTTAATATTTGTTTCTTAACAGAATCAACTCTCCTTTTAGATAAGTTAATATTGTAACTATCATCGTTAGGTGACGATGCAGAACCTGTCAACTTAATATTCACACCAAACTTATTAGTAGCAGCATCTACCAACTTATTAATGAAATCATCAAATTTGTTTTTACCCGCAACAATTTTAGTATCAAAGAAAGTCTCAACCTGTTGTTTTTGTCCAATACTATCCGCTTGTGAAAGATATGTACTCTTTTGACCAATATATGCATTATAAGACGTATCGTAATCTACTGTAGATGTTGTTGAACGAGTATTAGAATCTGGCTTATCATTATCAAAATATAATGTAGTTCCCTCAAACACCCCTAAGTCTGGTTTCTGTACAGTATCTGTTGATATATTATCAGGTTCAGGGTTTTCTTTAGGTATCTCTCTTTCAATCTCCTTGAAGACCTCAGGATTATTTGTTGTAGTAACAACCTCATAGATATCATTAAAAGATAATTGACCATATTTCCTTGCCAATTCATATATATCCAAAGTCTTACACCCTGAGAAGAAACTATCTACAATCTTTGTAACCTCAGAGTCTGGTGTTACATTTGCCAATTCCTTATCCACCAATGTGTTTAGTACGGACGGGTGGTCAACCAATATCTTAAAACTTAATGAACCCTGTCTCTGAGTATTTGAATACGTATAGATAGGTTCAGGTCTTCCCAAGAAATCATTTGTTGTCCAACTCGCTGAAACACTCTCATCCACTCTCAAATCATACGGTGGGAACCACATCACACGACCACCGTTAGGTCCCTTCTCACAATTTGGAAGGTCTTGTGTCATATCCGATGTTCTCCATGCCAAGTTTTCCAAAGACAACATATATTTTGTTGCCTCACCATTTTTGATATTAAGACCATCAACAGGTGCAATATTCAAATTGTAAGTGTTATCCAATACTGAATTTGTAAACTTACGGATGTTACCTTCACTCTTTTGAAGGTCGGCCATTTGGTAATAAGGTGTGTCTTTAGTGAATACTCTACAATATTCTTGACCTACCTCAACACCATTTTCGTTAACATATCTTTTTACTCTCGAACCTTTTGTAATCTCTCTCGTACCATCATAGAATACTTTAGATACCTGATTGATAGCGTTACCCACGTGTTCTAATCTCGCTTGACCATTCAACCCATCGGCAGCATCAATCAACCTTTGAGTATCATCTAAGATTGAACCCTTAGTTATTTTATATCTCGTAGATGAAGATTTATTAAATTGTGAACTAATTGGAGGGAATCCGTCATTTCCACCAACAATCTTACCACCAATACCTACGTTCTTACCCGCAGCCCTCGAACTCTTTGGTGACACCCACGTAAATCCACCACCAATATCTGGTGAATCACCAGGTTCAACAGTATTTAATCCAAAACTAAACTTCTGTTCTCCCTCATATAAATTAGCCAATTCACCATATCCTCTAACCGCAGTCGGTATTCTTTTACCAAACTCATCGACAGGTAACTCGTTAGACGGAGCAACAATATCGTTAGGGTCTTGGACTCTTGAACCTATATAATAGTTAGGACCAGGAGCAAAGAAGTTAGGGTCCGATATGAAGTTTAATTTATAATCAGGTCTAAACCTGTTGTACTCTAAGGCTTTGAATAATTGTGATGTTTGTCCTCGACCAGTGTTGTTTAAGAAAATATCCGAACCATTCTTCTTTTCAGGTAATAAGTCTCTAAACCCTAATAAATTACTAATAGCGTTTATACCTGTGTTTAAGTAACTTGTAGAACCCTCAAAGTAGTCACCAGGTATCCATGAGAATGGAACATAAACACCAGTAATTCTACTGATAAAATCTAAACCTTTACCCACAATATTTGTCGGAGACGAAATCGTCCAATCAGGTTCAATAAATTCTTGTCTACCCGTTAGAATATCTGCAGCAATAAATGGGTCTTGTAACGCACTTAAAATATTTATTCTACCTAAAGTTTCTTGTCTAATCTCCTCATCAACTCTATACTGAAACTCGTCCTGTAACGACTTAGCAGCAATCTGTATCATTGTAGAGTCTTGAGTCAATGAACCATTTGTACCCTGAGGGTCGTCATTAAATAGAATCTGAGCACCCGTATATGTTGATGCAACAAACTTATAATACGTATCTCTTTGGGTTACTAACTTTTGTACGTCCTTAACGGTGTACCTATCATCATAACCATCAGCAGGACCATATTGATTTTGTATGAATAGTTTTACCTCTTCTTTATCACCAATATCTTCAACTTCAGCACTATCCACAACAGAGTAGTTGGTCAATGTGAGTTCTGATTGACCAGGGTTTGTTGAAGGAGAAAAACCATCACTATTAAAAGGTGGTAAGTTCTTTACCAACAACTTCTTTCTGATGTCTTCTGTTGAATTAAATGATAATGGACTTGGCATCTATTTCAGTTTTCTATATAAATAGATGAAAGGATTATTTTATGATTTAATAAGTGGTACCTTGACGAGCCATTTCTTGTTGAATCATCTGAGTAAGATTGGATAAGGCAGTTGGGTCGGTTTGTAATGATTGTAAAGACATACCACCACCCTGTAATTGAATGGTACCAGTGTGATTTACATTAAGGTCATCAAATGTACCTCTAACAACTTCAACCTTCATTGGGTCGGTATTAGTAACCTTTGCAACATTAACAGGAATGATGGCACTTGGTACTACACCTGAGCCTGAACCCGAACCTGAATTAGAACCACCTAAACCAGATACATTCGCAAGGGCATTTCTAGCTCTACTTCTAGCATTTGTCAAATCAGCACTCAAATCAGCTTTGGCAATTTTTGCATATGCATTAACCGCGGCACCATAGAAAGCATCACCAATCCCATCAACACCACTGGTTGCAAAATGTTCAAATACACTTGTAAATCCCTCCACACCTTCTTTGAATATTGTATCTACCGTACCAAATACTTTTATCATATTTTTCTCGTTTATAACACTACCTATAACCTTACTTATTTCTGTTGCCGCAGATAAAGTAGTTTCCTCAATTTTTCCATATTTAGCAGAACCAGCAATCTCAGCTGAAACTCTCCTTGCTGGTTCTTCTAATGTTTTTTGGATTACTTCTAATACAGTCAATTGTTCTTTAGCAACATCTAAGGCTGACATATTTGCAGTCTCCGAACGTTCTCTAAGTTCCTTTATTTGGTCTTTTGTTAAGTCCGTTGCAGAAACTAATTCAGTAAACTTTTTACCATCTTCGTCCTCACGCTGGAAAGTAAATTTTAACTCACCACCATCGAACTGACCGATATTTGCCAACATTTCTTTGGTCTCATCATCATAACCACCTAAAATATCTAATTGAGATAACGCTTCTTGACGTTGTGCAGATTTGACTGCAGTATTGGCTAACTCCTCATAATCCATACCAAGAGCGTTTGCTTGAGCCCTTAACCTTCTCATTTCAGTGGCAGATATGGCAAAGTCACCCGTTTCAGAATTAAATGATACCGCAGCACTCGCAGCATTTACAATAGACTCTTGAAGACCATCGATGTCATTTTGAGCCATGTTCATTAATTGGAACGGGTCTGCTAATGCACCAACAGCTCCACCCAACATTTGGAACTCAGCAGCTAAATTAATAGCCTCAGAAGGGTCAAGTAATTTACCCGCTAAACTTGTAACATCAGCCATGTTAATTCTCAAAGCTTGAGAACGAGCAACCATATTAGTAAATCCTTCAACACCATTCCTAAAATTATAAGAGTTGATGAGTTTTACATTATCTCCAACAGTTTTCAAGAATTGACCGGTATTTAGACCTAAAGACGCTGCTCTTTTACGTGCACTTTCAATTTGTTCGGCGGCTTGTGTTGGACCAACACCAATTGAATCAAAACCTTCAACAAGTGTAGCCATTTCTTCAGCAGTAAGATTTGTGGCCTTTTGTATTGCGATAAAATCAGTTAACTGTTTATTAGTCAAAGTAACATTTCTTTGCATAATACTACCAATCGCAGCCATCTGTACCCCAACTTCAGTTGCACTAACACCTAACGCCGTAAGGTCTTTAACTGATTGTGAAATAGTCTTTTGCATTTCTTGGGATGCTTTAGCTCCCTGACCAAAAACATCCGCAGTTACTGACTTAGCAGCACTGTCAAATTCAAAAATCGCCGAACGTAGTTCTTTAGTATATTGAATGGCACTACTAATCGCGTCATTCAAATCTTTAGGACCACCACCACCACTGTTATCTTGTAAAAACATTTAGACTATTTTACTTATAAATACCTTAACGTGAACTTTGTCTACGTTTCTCGTTCAACTTTTCCATATCATCAATATACTTTTTAATAAAATACTTCCTTTCGAACGTAGGCATTTTAAGAAGGTCAGAATAGGAGAACCCCAATTCTTTGACACAATAATAAAACTCATCAAGCATAGCTTGACGGTAATCAGAAGAAAGGACGAAAAAACTCCGCCCCGAAGGCGATACGAGTCGACACCTTTTCTCCTGACGGGGCTACAAAAACACGGTCCAAATCTAACTTCGGTTCCGCACCTTCCATTGTGTTTCTAATATACTTAGAATCTGCAATCGGAAGATTGACAATAGTTGATGATATATCAGCCGGGTCCTTAGAACCATCAAACTCGACAATCATTTTTTCTAATCTCTTAGTAACCACAGGAGCAACCATACCATCAGGGTATGCGTCTCTCATCTTTTGAAGGTCTTGAATATCTCTTTGATTTAAGATACGACACTTAACCATTTTTTGACTAACAGGTAACATTAACTCAAATAAACCTTCACCGTTTGGTTCAATAGTTGTCGGTTTAACATTTAACTCATCCAATAAAATACTTTGTTCAAAGTCCTTCATTGTTTTAGGGTCACGAAGATTGAATGTGTATTCAGGACCGAATGAAGAGTTTCTTAAGAAAATAAGTATTGCCTCAACATCACACTCCAACAATTCCATTGGGTCAAAACCAGGCTCATAAATTTTATTTCTTAATAAAGTCATAATGATGTTGTCACCATTTCTTTGACCCAACAAAGTATTTTCATCCTGAGCTGTTAAATAACCTACTTTAATTGAGGACTTCCCACTTTTATAGTACTTACCCTTCGAAGGTAATTGTACCACGTCATGAGGTAGGTTGAAGTCTTGTTGTCCGTATTGTGATGCGTTGTCCATATCTTATATAATAAAAAAACCATAGAGAGTCTCCCCTCTATGGTTAAATATAAATGAACTGATTTTTTCGTAAATAGTATATTAGTAAACTAAAATACATCTATCAGGACGTAATGTCGCCGTGATAGTTGCAATACCATCATCACCATAACCAAGTGAATCAAAGTTCACGTCAGTTAGGAATGTTCCTTGTAAAATCCACTTTTCTACTGCCACACCTGTTGGGTCTAACATTTCCAAGTTGATATTTTTCTTATAACCTGCAGCGTATCCCATACGACCAGTTACAGATTCAGCGTGTAAACGAACCCACTCCATTAATGCTTGAGAAGCTGAAGGACCGATTGGGTCACGGAATGTTACGTTTAGTGTGTTCCAAGTAAATCTACCTGCAACATATGTTGAAGTATTCAAGAATGGAACTTCAACAGAATTGATTGATACTTGTGGACGTGAAGTTGACTCCACATACCAAGAGTTGATACCCAATGAAGAATCAAAGGTCATGATGAACCTATTTTTTCTTTTTGGTTCATAAGGTATCGGCATTTTCATTAATAAATCAGCCATTGTATTTTTGTTTTTATATTTTTTTGTTTATTACTTATAAATAGTTGGATAAGGAAAAATATTTCTATTTACTTTGTTTTGAAAAACCACATTATATAGAAGCTAACTATAAATTTTTATACTTCTTTTTTCTCTCCTCCTTTAGTTAAATAAGTTTTTACTGGTTTATCATCCTTATATTCTTTATCTAAGAAATTCTTAATGCTTTCAATATTTCCTGGGTCATCATCAGAAAAACCAATCATAGGAACGAAATTATTTTTAATGTCGTTCTTAAAGAAAGCTCTCTGATTTAATTTACCAGCCATATCCTTTACATAAGAGATAAAGTTTCTAAGGGCTTTTATCTTTCCTTCTTCAGGGTTCGCAGCACTACCTTCACCATAAGTTACTGGGTGGAACTTTAATAAGTCCAAATACGATTCAACTATATCATCATCAGTCATTTCGTCCTCACCAGAGATGTCTCTAAAATTCTTGAGGTTTGAGATTAATTCTTCTTTATTAATACCCTTGTGATTAGTCATAATCATATTATATACAGCATCTTTTAATACCGAAGGTGTGTGTCCACGTGCCGTGATAATTGAGAAAATTGAACCTCCATTGATTGCCTCAACAAAATCATCCCATGAAGGACCCGTCTCAGCTACCATTGCATCAACAATAAATTGTGAGTCACCTTCAGTAGTGAAGTTTCTATAAGGGTTTTCGGCGTAACCAACAATAGTATCACCTTTATAATCAAAAGGTTCTTTACCTAAAACCCCACGATATTCTGCGAAGTCCTCAGTAGACATACCCACTTCTTTACCGTCCTCAGTTTGAACGATGATTTGTGTAGGCATCATCAAAATGTTGTCATCCCAGTCAAAAGCATAATACTTCATATTAGGATTACCCGCTTCGTCAAAACCCTCATTGAGTTGTTTTTCCTCAATATATTCTCTTAAGATACTACGAATCATTACTTTGTCTCGTTTAGTCTCTCAATTAATCTTTCTAATTGTTCTTCTGAAATCACAATGTTTTGTGGTTTTTCAGAAAATGTTTTTACACCATTGTTCTCAACATTTAGGTGTTCCATTAAGTTTGATTTCTTAAATTCCATGTTCTTATTTTAATTAAACGTTTAATAAGGCTAATGGGGGTCACCATCGGTAACCCCCAATTTATAAATATATCAAATTAGATATCTTCGAAAGATGCTCCCGTTGGAGTAATCAAGAACTCAATATCGATGAATTCAAGTGCTCTCGTTGGTTTCAAGTAGATTTTACCTGTCAATTGGTTATTATCCAAATCTTCAGGTGTGTTTTCTACAACCACACGGAAGTCGATTAAACCTCTGTCTCTTCTAATAGAGTCTAAGATTGGGTTAACCGCATCTAAGAAGTCTTGTCTTACTTGGTCATCGTTCTGTTCGAACAACAATCTTACCGCCACAGCTGAAATCAACTTACGAGCTTGTAACAACAATCTTCTTACGTTAATTCTGTCAAGTGCAGATTCTCTAATTTGTAGAGTCTTATTACCCCAAATTACTGTACCCACATCTGAGAATGTTGCGATTGGGTTCAATCTACCTTGGTATAATGTATCTCTATCTTCTTGAGTTAACTTCTTACGTGCTTTAACAGCATTTACCAAACCTCTTGTGTAACCCGCAGTTGCGAACCAAGGGAATGCGATGTTATCTGTTAACGCTAAGTTCTTAACAACCTCTGCCGTTGGTGGGATGTAGATTTGTGTGTTGTTCACACTATCCCTTGTCAATACCCATGGGTAGTAAGTTGCCGTGTAGTTCGAATCTATATCTGACTCTTCTAAGTTATCCACTGCTTCATCAGGGTAGATGAAATCTGTTTCGAACGCTGAAGTATTAGGAACAAACATGTTGTAATCAGGAGTTGTACAGATGTAAATTGAATCTGCTCTATCTGTTTCAATCATGTCAATCGCCTCTTCAACCAAGTTTGAGTGATTAGTGTAATCAATACCTGGTGTTGTGAAAATATTAATGTTCACTGCTTCAGGGTTTTCGAATGTTTTCTGACCCATTAAGTAAGCGTAGTAATCAGTGTTTGCCCAATCAGTTGAGTTTTCACCAACAGTGATTTGTTTGAATTGTCCCCATCCTGTTGCAGTTGGGAATGACACTGAAGGTGCAGCACCTAATAAGTAACCTGTACCACCCAATCTGAATGAATCTTGATTTGAACGGAACTCTCTGTAGATATCCCATCCGTCAAAACCACCTTTAGGTAATAATGTGAACTTACGAGCATTTAATCTGTAGTAAGGGTTTGATTGTGATGTTGGTTCACTTCTGAATTCTGCATCACCCACTTCAAACGCCGTTTCACCTGAAGTCACATATTGACCTGAAATCGTTACTACTGTTGCTCCTGAATCCATGTGGAAACCTTTTGTAAGGTATGCCCAATTGTTACCTTCAGTAGCAGTACCCAAGTTAGTTGGGTTTTGTTTACCTTTATACATAAAGAAGTCAGAATCAATACCTACAGTATTTGAAATACCTAAGTAAGTCTTTCTTACTTTATCACCTGCACTTCTTGAGATGTTACTACCACCTGTAGATGTACCGAATGGTGGGTTGTAAACTACCTCACCTGGTGTATTATATTTTGTTTTGTATGCAATGAATGGACTCTTAGCTCCTGAGTACTCTCTAAAGTCGTAACCTTCGAAACCACAAGGAAGTGCATCTACAGGTGCATCTTCATCCATTTCCAACATAATAAATTTAGACTTAAGTTCAAACTCTCCATTAGCAGTACCGACTTTCTTAGCTACATATCCATTTTCACCTGGACTCATTGTACAGTTAGTGAATTTCTCAATAACTACAGGGTTTGCATCTGTATCAAAGAAATCACGAACGATGATGTCGAACGTTGAATTAGCAAATGAGATGTTAGCAATAGAAATCTTAACTTGGTTGTTAGCTGCATTACCATCAGAAATTAAGATAAATCTAAATAGTCTATCAACTTGTGAACCTCTCAATTCTGAAACCACAAACGGAGTGTGTGGTGTTTGATATTGTTCCAAGTACCAACCGATTGAACTATTAGTTGCGTTATCTTCTCTTGCCGATGGAAGAGCAACTAAATCACAGTTAAGACCACGAATTTTACCTTTTCTATAACCTTCAGTTAATAATGAGTAATAAACCTCTTCCGCAAATAATGGGAACTCATTTCTACTCTTACCAAAGTTTGTACCACCAAATACTTTATTGATGTAGTTAGTATCTGATAAAGTGAACGATGTTTTGAATGTGAAGTTATCACCGTCATTCGTTACACCTGAAATACCAAATGAAGAATATGGGTTTTTCTGAACATCAGCATAATCACCTGAACAATCCATAATAACTTGTGAAACACCACTAGCCATGTAAACAGGACCACCATCGTTATTATCGTTGATACCTCTTGAACGAAGTGTTGCCACAACTACATCATTGTACTCAGTAAATGCGGTTGCGTTATACGATAACACTGAACCACTTAAAGTACCTGAGAAGTTACCACCACCTAAGTCTGTGAAGTCAGAGTTCATAACAACATTGAATGAAATACCTGAGTAATTATCTTGTGAACCTGGTTCGAAACATGCGTAGTACCAAGGGTCCATTAATGAATCGTCGTAATCCGCAACTGAATCGTATAGACCGTCAACAGATAAGAAGTTATTATCATCTGAAATAGTGTACCCAGCACCAGTAAATGAATTATACACAGCATCTGTAACCACACCCCATTGTGCACCTGTAGTAGCACTTAATGAGTTATCTAATATTAGACTGTGAACAAATGTTTGTAATTGACCCGACATTGTTGTTGAGTCACCATTGTATAATTGAATACTATCGTTAATGTAATCATTTAATGGAGATGAGAATGCCCCCGTGAACTCAACAGTACTTGTTGAACCTGTCGAACCAGTAAAGGTAACAGACCATGTAGAGAGAGTAGGGGTATCTAATGTTGAGGGGTCTAAGTTTGCTTGAGTTGTAATAGACCAAGACGGACCAGCATCGTAACCTGATAAACCTAATACTCTGGTTACAAATAATTGGTTTGATTGTTGTAAATACGCCTTCGCTATGTAAGCGGCTTCATATTTTGGAATCTGCGTGTTTACAAATTTTGTTGGATTTGTTCCTCCGAAGTAAGCTTGAAATTCGTCGAAGTTGGAGATGAATATAGGTTCGAATGCTGGACCCGATAAGGTCTCACCAACAATACCCATAGTAGTTACACCTACACTCTGTGCCACGAAACTCAAGTCTCTTTCTGATGTATAAACACCCGGAGAAACGAAAACTTTGTTTGAACTTGCCATGTTTTTTAATTTCTTAAGAATTTATTTTTATTATAAATATTTCGAAAAATCTTAAAAAACATTTACACCAGCCCTATATTTATCGATTAGGGAGAATTTTTTCTGCCTTTTTTCACACTAATATTATGAAAGACATAAAGAATATTAAGATATCTACAGAGGTTCACTCAACACTAAAAGAGTATTGTGATGAGAATGGATTGAAGATGTATAAGTTTTTGGAGAAGTTAATTATGGACAAATGTTCTCGTCCAAAAGATATCTACGGTGAATAAATTATAACAACTTAGCGGTTGTATATATTCGTGCTTCACCATCTACATCTTTATCTACAACGAACCTTACCAAGTCATTAGTATTGATTTGAATCTTACTCAAATCATCACCAACATAATTGTTGTTAATGTAAACTGAGAAACTATCTACATTATATGTTTCGTTCAAATATAAATCGGCAGTGTATCTGAAAGTTTCACTCAACTCATTGTTACCATCGACAAATAATAAATCTACAGGAAACTCGTTAGGGTTTTCAGGTTTTGGTTCAACCTTTCTCGATGAGTTAAGTTGTGACACTTCATACATTGTAAGTGCTCTTGAAATACCTGGACTTACTTCAAATTCTTCTTCATCCATTAAGAACCCTAACATTGTGAATTCATAGTTTTGGATGTAATACTTTCTTTTGTCAATGTCTAAGACAGACTCATCTGAAATGTTATTTAATATAATAGGAATGTAGTGACCCTTTATATTAGTATACGCTTGACGGGATGCAAAGTTTTGTAATACGTTTTTGTTGAATTCATTCAACGACCTCATTCTGTTTACAAACAGTTTAACATTATAAGTAATATCAACAGGAATAGGTTGAGGAATTTTATAGACATCAACACCTTTTCTTTGTCCGTCCCAAGTTGGTACTTTAGCATAATAAAATTGTTTTCTATTTGGTATAGTATATTGTAATGATGGGTTGGTACCATAAGGAACCTCAGGTTGTCTTACTGTTGACACAAAAGGTGGTTTCACGTTCTTATCCAAATCTTGGAAGTTCCATGTTTCAGTAAACTGAGCCCAATTCTGTGTGGTGATAATAATATCTACAGTAGGTATAACCTTACCATCCATAAATGTTTTCAAATCATTCTTAACGAAGTCCAACATACCACGGTCCAAATCTGCATGACCTATACCTTTTGGCAAATAAGTTCCATCCTTTTGAATATCTTCCAAAAGTTGTTCCCTTCTTGCAAGTCCCGTTTTATTAGGAATAAGGTCAAGTGTCTTTTTTATTTTCTTTGGTAATGCCATTAGATTCCGTTGAACTCATCATTTGATACCGGCGACGCAGTGATACTGCGGTAATATGGTTTATAACCACCATAAGTGTGCCTGTTATCCGAGGTGATACGACCGTCATCAACGACGGAATAGTATCT